GATAATGATCAAAGTGCATCTGGCGAATTATGGCTTTATAATCCGTCATCTACTACATTCGTTACGCATTGGATATCTACTGTGCAAATTTATAATAGTAGCGATCATTCTGTAATTTTTAGAACTGCTGGATATTTTAATACAACATCAGCAATCGATGCAATACAATTCAAATGCACAGGAGGAAGTGGTGGTGCTGGAAACATAGACGCTGGCAAAATAAAATTATACGGATTAAAGGATTCAGCATGAGTGGAATAATAGCACAAAATTCAGGTAGGCATACAGGATTAGTTAAAGCTAGTTCTGGAGGTGGCGGAGTTTGGAATTTAATAGAAACTTTAACAGCTTCAAGTGATGCTACTTTAGATTTTACAAGTGGAATTGATAGTACCTATGATGAGTATGTATTTAAAATTATAAATCTTCATCCATCTGATGATCGTAGTTTGTTTTCATTTCAAGGAAATGCCGCTGGAGGAAGTGGATATAATGAAACAATGACTACAACTATGTTTCGTGCTTATCATAATGAAGATGGTGATGATCAAGCATTGGGTTATGTTTCTAGTGGAGATCAAGAACAAGGAACGGCATTTCAGCCTATAACCACACATGTTGGAAATGACAATGATGAAAATGCAGTTGGCAACCTTTGGCTTTATAATCCATCTGATACAACATACGTCAAGCATTTTATTTCTCAATGTTCTGCTAATCAAGGTCAATATGATTATTTAATAACAAATTATGTCGCAGGATATTTTAATACAACTTCGGCTATTGATGAAATACAATTTAAATTTGATGCAGGAACAATAGATGCTGGAACAATCTCACTATACGGAATTTCATAAATTAAGGAGGAACAATGCCAAGATACCATAACATAAACGGAAACAGAGTTCAGTTCACAGAAGCAGAAGAATTGGCTAGAGACGCAGAAGAACAAGCATGGCAAGATGGTGCATTCGATAGAAAAATTGCAGATTTAAGACAAAGAAGAAATAGTCTTTTATCAGCAACAGATTTCTATGGTTTGCAAGATGTAAGCATGACACAAGACATGACGAATTATCGTCAGGCACTTAGAGATTTGCCTGATGGCTTGACTACTGTTGAAGAAGTTGAAGCTGTTACATGGCCGACTAAACCATAATAATATTGTTTTATAATATTATTAGCAATATAAGGTTTTATGCTACAAAAATTAAAATTTTTACCAGGATTCAACAAGCAGGTCACAGCAACGGGCGGAGAAAACCAATGGATAGGCGGAGACTATGTTCGCTTTAGATATGGCACGCCTGAAAAAATAGGCGGCTGGGCACAGTTGGGCGATCAAACATTGACCGGAAGAAACACGGCGCTTCACCATTTTGTCAATGCCAGCGGAATTAAATACGCGGCCCTTGGAACAAACAGAATTTTATACGTCTACTCTGGAGGAGCTTTTTACGACATTACTCCTATTAAAGCTACAACAACATTAACAAATGCCTTTACAACAACGCAAAGTGATGCAACCGTTACTATAACTTTTGCATCAGATCATAATATCTCCAAGGGAGATATTATTCTTTTAGATACTTGGAGCACTATTACCAATTCTGATTTTGGCGCCAGTGATTTTAATGACAAAAATTTTCAAGTGGCAACCGTTCCAACTTCAACAACAATCACAGTTGAAATGGGATCAGTAGAATCTGGATCGGGGGCAACTACATCCGGGGGCATAAGAGTCAAGCACTATTATTCAATAGGACCTGCGCTTGAAGAATCGGCAGCCGGCTGGGGACTAGGACTCTGGGGCGGTACGGTCGCTGGAGAAATTACGGACACTCTAGACGGCGCATTAACAGATTCTTCAACAAGCATTGTTTTGGACAATTCGGCATCGATGCCGGCTTCAGGAACAGTTTTAATAGACAGCGAACGTATTGCCTATACAGCCAACGCTACTGGAACAGGAACTTTATCGGGATTAACAAGAGGGTCGGACAACACGACCGCTGCATCCCACTCGGACGGAGCAACGGTTTACGACGCATCAGACTATACGAAATGGGGCGCGTCGCAAACGGGTGACGTAATCACGGCTCCCGGTCTATGGCACCTGGACAATTTTGGAAACAAGCTTATTGCAACTATCGTGGATGGCGCAACGTTTGAATGGGATTCTGACGCAGCAAGCGCAACATCAACTCGGGCAACCCTCGTTGCCAACGCTCCAACGGCTGCAAGACAGACACTAGTTTCAACACCGGATCGGCACTTGCTTTTCTTTGGAACAGAGACAACGATTGGAACAACATCAACACAGGACGATATGTACATTAGATGGTCGGACCAGGAAAGCATTGACGCTTCAACCTCGTACGCGCCTTCAGCAACCAACACTGCCGGCACACAGAGACTGGCCGACGGAACACGGATCATAGCGGCTATCAGGGGACGTGACGCAATCTATGTCTGGACGGATCATGCTCTGTTTATTATGAGATTCGTTGGCGCTCCTTTCGTATTTTCATTCCAGCAAGTTGGAACTGGATGCGGGCTTATAGGAAAGAACGCAGCGGTTGAAGTGGACGGTTCTGCCTACTGGATGTCAGAGAATGGATTCTTCAGGTATACGGGTAAGCTGGAATCTTTAGCGTGCCTGGTTGAAGACTATGTTTTTGACGATCTTAATACGGTTCCAAGAAACCATATTTTTGCAGGACTGAATAATTTATTTGGCGAAGTGACTTGGTTCTACCCAGGAAGCGGCGCGGCATCCAACAACAGGTCGGTAACTTATAACTATATGGATTCAACATCAGAGCGTCCAGTATGGACTACAAGCTCGCTGGCGCGAAGTTCCTGGTCAGACTCGCATATATTTGGCAAGCCTCATGGAACGGAATACGACTCAAGCGCAACAAGCGATTCAACCGTTGGCAATACCGACGGCGTTACTTATTACTATGAACACGAAACAGGAAATAATTCCATTAAAGATGGCGCTGGAAGCGCTATTGCTGCAAGTATAGAATCAGGTGATTTTGACATAGCAGCGACACGGGAAGGCGGGGCGGATACCAGAGGAGACGGCGAGTACATGATGAAAGTTAGAAGAGTGCTTCCTGATTTCTTACAACAAACTGGCGATGCAAGAGTGACTTTGAACCTGAAGAATTATCCAACGGACTCGCAGGCGAGTTCATCCTTGGGCCCTTTTACGACTACGACAAGCACGACAAAAATAGATACAAGAGCACGCGCACGTGCTATATCATTGAAAGTTGACAATACAAGTACAAGCCAGCACTGGAAACTTGGAACATTTAGACTGGATATACAAGCGGATGGAAGAAGATAATGCCTTTTAAATCAGAAGCACAACGAAGATACCTATGGGCCAGAGAGCCAAAAATCGCCAGAGACTGGACCGATACTTATGGAAGTAGAATTCAAAAAGAAAATGGTGGCATTACGAGATTAGGTTTTCAGAATGGAAATAATGTGGATGAAGAACCATGGTGGTTGAAAAAAGGTTTAGCAAGCATAGTTGGCCTTGCTTCTGACATTCCATTTCTAGGGTCTTTAGTAACAGGTTTTCCCAATACAGCTGAAGAAGACGCTATGGAATCTTTATATGGAGGAAATAAAGTTATGGAGGGTCCAATGGCCGGTTACAATACTTCTTCTGCATTAGGCGAAGGTCTACCATATGCTACTCAAAAAAGAATTGATTTAAGAAGAAGCCCAAAAACTATGGCCAGAATTTTTAAATTTGACAAAGACAGACAGCGCAGATTTGAACTGAATACTCAAGCATTAGAAGCTGAATTACAAAAACAAAGAGATGCATTGCAGGCACAATCGGCTCAAGTTCCTACGGTTTATAGCGATACACGGGGAATACAAGGCGAAGGGCCAAGAGCACATACTCTTTCAGAACTTCAAAATCGTCAAGCAGCAGAAGAAAGAACAGCAAGTAGAGTTGGACCAAAGGGACAACGAGCTTATGGTTTAGCTAGAGGAGGCATAGCAAATTTATGGCAAGGATAATACAATCACTGACACAACCACTAGAGAAATACGACCAGCAGATTCAACAATCATTTGTTAGCGATGTTGATAGTATCGTACAAAAATTAAACACATCCTTTCAACAGGATTTAAAAGACGAGGCGGAAGCGGAAAGCTTCTTCATGGCATAATGGCTAATACATTTGTAAACAAAAAGGTAGATTTAACAAGCACTAGCGCGACAACACTATATACAGTGCCCTCGGCTACGACCGCCGTTATTAAATCCATACTCGTGTCCGAAGATTCAGGGAACGCGGATACGATAACGATTACATTAACCGATACCGATGCCGCTGTTTTCAGTCTTTTTAAGACTAAATCAATCTCGTCCAACGGAACATCGGAACTGCTTTCAGCGCCCTTGGTCGCCGAGGAGAGCGAAATTATAAAAGTAACCGCAGCAACGGCTAATAGACTACACGTCGTACTGTCTGCGCTCGAAATTAAACCTAGGATTGTTACATCATAGGCTTGATTTACGTATAAAAAACAAGTAATATTATAAACTCAGGTGAAATCCCTGCCTCTAACAACTACATAAAATTATGGCTATAGACACAGGAACATCATTGGACACGGGAGCATCGGACATTACCTATACAGGTGACGAAGGTCCTAGATCTCCAGAAGAAAACAGACGAATAGCTTCAGCTATATTAGGTGATGAATCTGGAGACATCGCAAGTGAAATATGGAGTGGTATGTCTTCTTCAGAAAGAAATGAATGGGGAAATATTGAGAATTTTATAAACAGCGACGATTTTAAAACTATATTAATAAATTTACAAACAAGAAGAGGACTTGGAAACATGAAAATGGCCTCTGCTGATCCTATACTGCAAGATGAATATGATCAGTACGTATTTGATCTACAGGAACATAACCCCGGAGTTAAACCCATGTCCATTGAACAGTTCCGTGAACAGGCTATATCAGGTATGGCCAGTGGCGGAATCGCGAGACTGGGATATAAAAGAGGAAGAGTTGTAGAGCCAGGAGGATATCAAGGTAATCCACATCTTGATGGTCCACAGGGAGATGCATCGGGAGGTAGCGGAGAAGGTCAAGGAAGATCAGGAGCACTTCAACAAATAGCTAAGGCTTCAGTATCCAGACCTGTAGCTACTCAAAGACCAACAGAAATGTTGGGCATGGCTGGAGATAGAGGCGCGCAAAGAAATTTACGAGAGAACATTCAAGAATCACAAAGAACCGGGGCTTATGCACGACAGTTAGGTTTACCTGCTGTTAGGAGAGATGTGTGGAATATAGGAAAACCTTCTCTTCCTTATACTAAACCTTCTGGTCTTTCTAATTTTAATATACCAAACAGGAATTTATTTCAACATCAACAACTCCAAATGCTTAAAAACTATTTTGACGAAAAAAGACGTCAAGAGATTGAAGACGAAGTACTAGAAGGATATGATTTCAGCGACATTGAAAAATGGGAAGCTAAAGATGAACAACTAAGTTTTCCTGGTTGGGGTCTATATGATAAGCCAGGTCTACCTTCAGGTTATCCAGGAACATCAGGAAGTTTAAATAAACAGATAGCTACAGGATCAACTCCCCATCTACCTGGTCTTGAGCCCATTAACACAATGATGAACCCTGTTTGGAACAATCAAACTCAACAATTTGAATATCCCATGAAGGCAGCCCAAGGCGGAATCGCGAGACTGGGATATGCTGGTGGACAACTAGTTAAAAATAATCCAGATGGTTCAAGACCAGGATATTATGGGCCTGATATAGGACACTGGAGTGATCCAGGAGCTACAGCATCAACTCAAGAAGAGAAAGCATATCAAAAGCAATGGGAAGGTGGTGGAGGAGAAGGTAGAGTACCACCAACAATACCAAGAGGTGGTGGAGCAGATGTTATGCCGGAGTTTGAAATTCAAGTACCTGAACGAACAGAAACAATGTTAAGTAAAACATTAAGTAGAGGGAATAAACTAAAACAAAAAATGTATGTCAGAGTACTTACTAATTCCATTGCTGAAAAATTAGGTCGTCAAAAAAAATCTTATCTACCTTCAGTTATGCAAAGTGATTTATTTAGAACTCCACCTGAAGGAATGAATTTGGAAGGTTTATTTGATGAAGAGTCTGATATGTCTGTTTATGGATTATCAGGATCAGATTTAACGAGAACTAAACTACAATATGATGCTTTAAAAATAGCTGAAGCTGGTGCAGAAGGCATTGGACCTGGTTTAGGACAAGAAGAATTTGAAGCGGTGCATGGTCAAACACTTCCAACAGGAGTAGGAGGCGAAGGTCAGGATCAACTTTTCTACCCACGAGACTTGCATCCTGGTACGGGAGGAATTACAGATGTAGATGAAGAAGCAGAGGTAACTCCTTTTTCTCCAGAGTTTACAAGAGCTCCATTAACCGAGG